GACGACTTGGCTATACGTAGAGATTACCCCCTCTACGCTTTCACAATTTGATTCACAACTATTATTACCCGTTGCTACTTTCTCCTCGATCGGCCGGAATACATAGTTCCTGAAAAGAATCACTCAATATCGTCATGAACCTCGTTCAAATCAAGTTTATATTTTTTGATTATAGACGAGAGTGCACGTGAAAGCTTCAAAACCTCGTTTTTGTTTAGTTCCTTTCTCTCGACTTCAAGAAAGTTTGAATGAAGATCGGTAGGAGTACAGACAATAAGCGAGCCTTCTTTATGAAGGTTGTGGGTAATAAAACCCTTGCCGGCTTTTACTTTAAGTGGTTCGTTTTTCATTGAACCAAGTAAAAGAGGATCGACTATTCTCGCCCATGCTTTCCCAGGTGGAGTTTCTAGAGATCCCCCCAAGTCTAAGGCATATCCATAAAATCTATTTCACGAAACAAGATCTGCAGTCGCCTTTTGGGAAACTTCAGACGGTGTCTTTTCCGTTTGTAAAGATTTGGTTTCCTGAACAAGTGCCCAAAGATCTTCTTTTGTGTACATCTTCCATAAGAAAACAGAAGAGGAAAATCATAAGGGGCATGTTAACATGTACCTTGCTAACCTCCAATGCTTTTTCTGTAAGACCTCATAGTAATGAACGGGATGCGCATATCAGGAGTATCTCTCCTCAAAGTGACTCTTCAACATCGAAATGATGCGGGGTTGCGTAACTATGGAATTAACCAACATAGGAGGGACAGGGGAACAATCAAAACCTCTGTAATACAACCGTTTACAAAATTCGGCTGCACCATCAGAAATGATGGTTTTGGGTTCCGAAATGTCCACACCAAGAGTGTTGGTCATAAAATCCCTATATTCCTTAGCAACCATGTCGTTAGCGATGACAATGTCATCACCAACTATTGAGTAATCTCCAAAGGAACGAAGACCACACTTATGAGCACAAATGCTCACAACAACATGATGGCTGAGAGCCATAACGGCTCAAGAAGATAAGAGACCCATAGGCTGGCCCACTTCATAACGAAGCAAGGAAGAGTCAAAAGGATGTCTTATCCATCTGTCAGCGATTACAGCTTCTCATAAACCACCTAATTTTCATCCAAATATCGAAGAGACTACCTGGCGTTGAAACGAAAGTGGAAAACGATCAGTGCAATCTTTGAGATCAAATGAATAGAGGGTACCCTTTCTTTGGGTAAATTTCTTTATTCTCTCACACTGCCCATCCTGATCATGAGTACCATCAGTATGCAAGCTACGAAGAATAGTAAATACTTCTTCATGGAAAGGTTTCAAGAAACTCTGTGAAAAGATATCTGCTATGACAATCGTTCTTGTTTTACCCCCATGTTCAGAGATGAGAGAAAATCTAGAGACGCAAAGATTTAAACCGGATTGAATATAGGTTCGGATTCTCTTAGTTACATCCACAATAACAGGTGTGACTTTACCTTTCACTTTCCTATTTATTACTTTAGTCTTACCAGTTTTTAAGGTCTTACTTTTCATAACTCGAAATCCATAAATAAATCGGAAATCATCCTTATTTAAAGATAAGATACGCTTAAGCAAAGGTTCGATAAAAAGTAGAATAAATTGGAATAAAAGATAAATAGTCATACTTGTTGAAAGTAGGAAAGGTAACCAAGTTGATCAAAACTCATTATATATGGTCCTTATAGATCAATAGCGCCCCTTGATAGAATCTCAACTCGAACTCAGGAGTTTACATACTATAAAGGTATTATAAAGAAAAAGATAGGAGTAGTATTGAAGTACATGAGTAAGCCATCTCTTTAAAACGTAATCGTGACGGATAAACCCTAAATTTAAATAAGGGAGAACTCATCCACCATTTTCGGTCTTATCTAGTTCTTTTCCTAAAGTGAGGAGATTGGAATATAAGGTTCAATTGTACGGGTGTGTCAACGCAATTAAGTCACGAAACCAAAATTGAGTGGCTTGACCGTTAGGACCTGCCTTTTTAGACAGGTGCCATCCTACAAAAGACCTTTTTAAATTTGTAATAGGTTTAATTCCTAAAGACTTTAAAGATATACCTATAGAAGCATACATCTCCTTAGTCTCTAAGGCTTTACCTTTATAGGGGCCAATTATACTAGAGGGATTCCAAACAGGTTCTACTGTAAATATTAGGTAAGACCTAAGGATGGAATTTATAATAACTCTAGGTATATGGTCCTCTGTTATTAATTGAGGAAAGCCCTTAAGACATTTAGGCCATCCAGTTTTATAAATTGAGATTGGGTGTGAAGGTTTCAGGGTGCCTCGTTGAGATCCTAAAACAAAACCTGATGTATATGAAAAGAGATTCTTTAAATAAGATATTGCGTAAGTCTTACCATTATTCTTAACCAGTTTTGTGACCAGCTTCAAATAATGGTCAGAACACTTCTGTATTTCAACCTTTCAAGGCCAAAATATGAGACCAAGTGTCTTAAAATAAATCTTGAAAAAGAAGAGTTCTGCATTCATGTTTGAATTTTGCTTGTCCAAAACAAAGTTTTGGGGCTTACATTGAAAGTATGGGTTACAAGGAGATATCAATATACTCCTTAACAACCTGGTTTATCCTACTATTGTAGGCAGG